TGAAGTTATCCCTTTAAGTGCATTAAAAGTAGGTTGACTTACAGTAGTGCTTTCAAGTAAAGCCTTTTGAGTTTCCTTAGAAGCTCTACCCACATACGGATTAGATACATCTGGACTATCTCCTCCATAATCATAGCTATCACCAGCAGAAAGTTCATCTGCGGTTACTGTTTGAGCTTCTTCTTGTCCTGGAGGAGCAAACACTATTAGAAAATACCTTTAAACTTCTTACCTTTTACTTGAGCACCACAACCTCTGAAAGTGCCTCCATCTCTCATCTTTAATGTGCCACCTTTTTTCTTGAAACCCATTTCGGCAACAACATCTGGTCTTTCTTTTTTCAGAGCTTGTAATCCTTTTGCATCTTTTGGTATTGTTTTTAAATTATTCATTACACCCTCACTTGCCTTGACTGGTTTAGCTTGATTCATAGTATTATCTAATACAGAAGATCCCCCGTCTTTGAGTGCTCTTCCCTTTTTTACTAAATTATTAGCTTGATTATATGACATACCCATGTCTTTTGCAAACTGCCTAACTCTTGCCATGTGATTTCCTTATCTGTTCTTTACCTTTTTTAAATATTGCTGCTATCTTATTCTTCTTCATTACTTTTGCTCGTTGCTCACCGACTGTAAGTATCTGTATCTTTCTCGCATAAGATTTATTGACTTTCTTAACTTTTGCAACTGTTGCTCTTGCGTCAGCTTCTGTGGCAAACTTGATACTGACGGTGTCTTTTGGATTCTCATCCGTGTATAATCTTCTGTCCGAACCTTTTGGTTTTTTACCTGTGCCAACTTTAGGATCTGCCATTATTTTTTCTTGAACATCTTTGCAGCTTGTCCAACTCCCTTGATTCCAAAACTTGCACTAATTGCAATATATAAAAGGTACTGATACCACTCTGGCAAAGTTGCCAATATATCAAATCCCTCTTTAACATATTCTTTCATCCCAGGTATGAAGACTAAAATTGCGGGAGCTAATAGGACAACTAAGGCGAACTCGTCCTTCCAGCTATCCACTGTAGCATCTGCCATCTTACCCTCCCATGCAACCTCACCTGCTGCAACCTTTTCTGCAACAGTTGCACGAGCACGAGCCTCTGCAATTTTAGCTTGTCCTTCTGCTTTTGTCTTTTCGACTTTGTTTTCAAACCAAGTTCCAGCTAAACTAGCTATAGGTCCTATTAACGCTTGAAGCACTCCGTCCTCCTACATGCACAGATCTTCATACTTTGTTGTATGAAGTCTATGTCTTGATAGCTCTCTAGCAGAGCTAATACCAACTCTACCATTGTTTGTTAACATGTTAAATAACCATTTTATCATTTTTTAAACCTTTCATCTATCCAACATTTACCATAATATAAGATAAACAACCAAATTGTAAATAATATTCCCTCAAAATATGTTAGTTCATTCCAGGCATCTAAAATTATATTACTATCCATTATTTTCTCCCTATGCTTCTTAAACTTTCCATAACTTTATCTATATTTGGTTCTTCACCATTAGGATCATACAAACATTTATACTTTTTTGGACACCATGTTTCTATCATCATAGTGAAGGTCTTATTGCCACCTTCATAAATACAAGCTCTTTTATTAGTGTATTTAGATGTGATTCTTTTTTTGAGTCTACATGTTGTATACTTTTTTTTTTAATTTTACCCTGCCACACTTTTTGTTGTGTAGTGTAGTCTCTAGGAGTAAACTTATAGTCACCCCTTGCTTTTTTAATCCAAATACTAGCAACTAATACTGCAAACAAACCAATTAAAATTGCACAAACAAGCCAACCAATTGCTTCACCTATTTGTCTTCTCAATTGTTGTTGTTTGTAAATTGTTTCTTGTCGTTGTTTTCTTATCTGACCTTCCATAGCCAGAAGATCATTGTAGGCTTGAGGACCATAAGTCATATTTAAAAACATTTTAAGCTCGTATCTTTGTTCCTCAAGTTTCTTTTTGGCAGCATATGCAGAAAGAGCCGCTTCTTCTATGGAACCTGCCTTAAATAACTTCCCAAACAAAGGAGGATTTTTCGCTTGTTTTTCTGCGTTATCTACATCACTAACCGCACCCATCCAACGTCCAATATCTCCAGACATTTGTTCTATATCACGCCCAACTGCGAATCCTTTCTTAATCGCATCAAAAGCTTTAGAAGCCACTCCCATGGCTAATGATATAGTTACTGGATCCATTACTTCTTCAACGCCGCCTGTGTGTTTATTCTGTAAATATTTACATCATTTCTATCTTCTGCAATTTTTTCTTGTAGACCTGATCTCTGTTGTGCCAAATCAAACGCTTGTTGTAGCTTTGCTTGATCAATCTGGAAGTTCATCTGGTCATTTGCCACTTTTCTTTGTATTTCAGCAGTATCATTTTGCAATTCTTGTTGTCTAATAGCTACGAGTGGGTCAACTTGTTGTTGTGGTTGTAGAGATGGCATGACTTCGTTCAATATTTCACCAATTTGTTGTGCAATAGCCGCTTCAATCGCTGCTGGATCAATTTGAGGAACCATTTCACCCCTAGCTTGAGCCTCTTGTGCAGAAATTTGGAA